TGCTTGCTGAAATAAGTCATCATATACTTCTTCAAATGCCCAGTTATCATATTTCCAGTCTTGAAAACAATCAACTAACTTAGGCATTGTGCCTATACGATCTCGCACCAATGTGTTGTTGACTACATAGTCTTGTGCAATATTTGATAGCATAGGGTCTCTGTCTTCGCGTCTACCTAAATGATCAAAAACACAGTGTAGTATTTCGTGTGCAATAACAAACTCAATCTCTTTGTTCGACATTGCATTAAAGAATTGTGTATTATAGTAAAGATGTCTGCCATCTGTAGCGGCAGTTGGACACCAATCGTCACAGTGTTTTACAATTAATCTAGTAGCCATATTGCCAAAAAACGGATGACGCAATAGTAAGCCTACACGAGCTACAATAACTCTATCGTGAACTTCTTCACGCATATCAAGTAGTTCTTTTTCTGTAAGTTCTTTGGGTTGAAATGTTTTTGTATCTATGCCCATGCCAAGTCTCCTTTTACTATACTAATTATTATACAATAATTACGGTACTAAGTCAATCAAAATGGAAAAAAAGTGGACCGTAGTCCACTCTTTCCTGGTAATTACGCCGCGTCTTGTTGTGCGGCTTTGATGTACTTACCAAATCTCTCATGGAATTCATCAAACGTATCAACCTTATCAGGGTCAATTGGTAAACTGTATTGTGTAAGAGCAAGTTTAATGCCCATAACAACCAATTCAGTGTCGAAGTTATCCATAGCAAACCTAAGGAAGTTTGAAACTTTCTTATCAAACTGCTTTTCTTTTTTATCAGCAGACTCCTTAAGCTCGTAGCAAAGGCTAACAGTTAAGGAATACTTGGCACTAATTTCTTTACTGTTAAGTTCTTTCACCTTGCCGTCGAGAATGTCGGATGGGTTCGGCAATGAACTAGCAATCTTTCGATGTGCCATAAACTTCACTGCTTCTCCTTCCCCAACTGCACCACTTACTAAGTCAGTAGTGGTGTTTTCGTCTAACTCATCATCAAGTATTTCACTTACAAATGTCCAAGAACGTGGAGTTGCAAACGAACGTGATGCTGATCTAGGATCGAAATCATATAAACTTTTTTTACTAAACTGCAAATAACCTACAACATCCTGGTGTATAGTATTGTCAACAGCCCAGTCAAACCAGTCATTAAAATCTACAGCCATTTCTAAGTGTACAAAACGGTTAGCCAATGGTGCTGGCATTCTGTATGTAACACCTTTGTCTGCATCTCTATTACCTGCGGCAATCATATGCACATTGTCAGGTAATTCGTATGTTCCAACTTTACGATTTAGAATTAACTGGTAGGCGGCAGCCTGTACAGCAGGAGCAGCCGAATTCATTTCATCTAACAGCAATACAATAGTATCATATTTTGCCGCAGTTTCTTCATCGGGTAGTTCAGCTGGAGGTGCCCAAACCATTTTGTTTGCATTTGAATCAAAGTATGGAATACCTTTAATATCGGTAGGTTCCCATAAACTTAGTCTGATATCAATCAGCAAACTGTTTTTATAAGAATTGGTAATCTGTCTTACGATTTCTGATTTACCAATTCCAGGTGCGCCCCATAAAAATACAGGACGTTTCTTTTTAATAGCATGATTAATGCTATTGGTAATATTTTTTGGCGTTATTTGCCTTGTGAATGTGTCTTCCATATTGTACTCCTTAAATGTAATTAGTGCCTAATTTCTAACTATGCATATAGTATAGCATCATTAGCTCAGAAGTCAACTGATTTTGATATTATAGTACAATATTGTTTGTTGTAGGTTACTCAATTTCTTGCCTAGATAAGGCTTTGGTAATTCCGTATTTTCTTACATCTCCAGAAAAAAGATGTAGTTCGAGTGCCTTCTTTTCGTTCAGAACACTTATACCTACTCTGCTTACATAGTACGGGCAATCAATGAATTGATCTAACCATATAAGAACATTTGTTGTAAAATTAAAGTCTGGCGGAAAAGGTACTTCGTAAGTTTGTATCTCTAAATCTTCAACTACAAGCCTAAAACCCTCATCAGTAAGTCTTAGTCCACCGGTATCTTTTGAACGTGTATTTTGCCACCACAGTGGCATATATTCTTTTATAGCAAGTTCGTTAATTGATTTGCCAGATTGACGTAAAAAAACTTTTGTATAAGTTTCTTTCCAACTCATGTTATTTTATGATTTTACCAGTAGAAAGCTCGTAAACTTCAAAGTCTTCGCAATTAAACATCTGGTTGAGTTTTTTGGCTAGATTAATGGCATGACCAGGGTTGGAAAACGATACTTTTTTATATTTAGGTCCAGGATAACTTGTTAACACATTTGATGATTTTAAATTAAATGGTTTTCCTTGATAAAACACAGCCCAGATTGCTTCTGCTTCTAAAATTTGCTCTGCTTTATAAGTTTTTTTATTAACGTATTCCAGTAATACTTTTGGTTTAGGTCTGCTCATAATATGCGTCCTTTAATAATATACGCATATATTTATCTCTTTTTTATCTATTATTTCTCTTTTTAAAGTAGACTCTAACGCAATATTTTCTTGTAACTGCAATCCAAAACAAAATAATAGTATTACTAACTGATACTCCTAAAGGACCAAACAAAAATACAGTCATAGTCAAATAATTGATTATAAAAATTAATGGGAAGTTAATCAGAGTGGCAAGTATAGTGTCTGCAATCGATTCTTTTAAAGCCGTTTTATCTATGTTCACCACTTGCCTTGGTCAACATTAACTTCAATAATTTCGTTGTCTCCTCGAGCAGTTGCCGTTAACAATTCTTCTAAATTACCATTAAGTCGTGCCATAACTAACCCTAATGTAAAGGCAAGATTCTTTGCTTGTGTTATGTCTAATTTTACTTCTTTTGCTCTTGCCGCATCGGCATTTTTTGTTTGTTGAATAAACAACTGAATAGCAGAAGTATTTAATGGTTCATTTTGCATTGACACGTGACAACTCCTGGCGCATTTCTAAATCTGTTTTAAAAGGTCCGTTTGTTTTATACCTTTCTACAGTAATAAGTTTGGGACAAAACGACTTTACCCATCCTTTATCAAACTTAATTACATAGTATCCAGCACAATATAAACTTTTAGATTTTGTACTTTTTGTAAATAACGGCAGTTTTCTTCTTACATCATATAATTCATTATAAGGATTACAACTAGTAGGAAATCCATATACTTCTTTTGTAGGATCAGGCTCTTGAACATCAACAGAACTAAATTCTATATCAAAATCAAAATGCTGATTTAGTTTTCCAAGATCACTAAAGACTGTTGTACCGTTATTAGTACTAAACAAAAAGGTTTCATCGTTTGCTGATAATGTGCCTAATCGTTGACCTTTTTCTTCTATAATCCAAAATTTATCTTTTAACACAGTTTTTGCTTTGATTTTTTTCATACTATATAATCTTCTCTAGTTTTGTCAGCAGTGTGTATTTTGCCACTTTTAGTTTTATATGGCTTATTACTAATACCTTTAGTGCCGCCTGTAGTGTTCACAAGGTCAACAAGAAAACTAAACAATGCTATTGTTAGTGGAATTATTATTGCTACTAAAATTACCCCGTCCATTATTTCTCTCTTATGTTATATATTTTGCATTAAGAGGTTCAGCAAAGTGCTGAGCATTGTCTGCAACTCGTTGCATATCCCATAATGCACAAAACTTCATTAGTTTTACACCTACTTGCTGTACTTCTTTAGTAACAGCATTTTCCTGTATGGTTTCTACAATCATTTCTTTTACTTCAGTAGGCTGTGCAGTTAAATCACAAAGTATAACATTTCTACTGTAATCATCTAGTACACGATGTTCAACACCTTCATGATCTACCCAACGCTGTAGCATCATGTTATTCCAGTTGTAGCCTTTTGTTTCTTTGTCTTCAAACGCTTCTATAAGACCTACTTTGTTCTTAGTGCCTTTTTTACGAACACCTGGATATGCACTAAACACGTTGTCACTAGTGTCGCCACGCATACACTTTTCAAACAACATAAATGCAGGGTTAGGTGCTTCTTTAGGCAGTTTAGTTTTCTTATCAATAACAGACTTGCCTTTGTCGTCAAAGTAGCCTTCGTGTGTAATAGTGGTATTGCTAACACCATTGTACTGTTTTACATTAGGTGCAATTAGTTGTGCAAAGTCACCGTCAGTACTAATAATAACATGATTGTCATTAGGGTGTGCTTGTACCCAACCTGCAATAAGATCATCTGCTTCTAGTTGCGGATGCCTCATAACTGTGCAGTTAGTCTTGTTAGTTACAAAGTTTTTAAACTCATCAAAGATTTCCCAAAAGGCTTTATCTTCTTCTTGTTCTTTTTCAGTAAGGGCATCACGAGCCACTTGTCTGTTTCGCTTGTAAGGCTCATAGTAGTCTTTACGCCAGCTACGACCTTCTAAACAAAATACAACATGATCTGCATCGAAGTCTTGCCATGCCTTTTTAATAGAGTTAAATGTAATGTGCAATGCCATGCCAACTTTTGTGTCAACATCGCCACGTACAACGTGTCTAGCACGGAAAAAAGTATTTGCTGTATCTACAAGAATATATGTTTTCATACTACTAGTTTACACTCATTTGCTGATTTGTCAAGTTAAGATACTTCCGATTTATCTTGATCTATAGGATTGATATTTATATATCCAGTTCTTATGTCAGCTGATCCGTCATCTGCAAGCATTTGGCTAACAATATCTCTAAACCATCTGTCAACAATTTGTTCATCAGGGTCACCGTCAAATCCATAACCTGACCTTTTCAGTTCTAAAATAAATTCTTCGTTCCAGTCTAACTCAAAGAAACCGTTTTTTATATTCTCAGGATTTACATGAGTATCGATTACTTCAACGTAAGGCTCGCCTTTTTTAGTAGCAAGTTCTTTCGGAGTAAGATTTGGAAAGTTTTCTTTAGTAACTTCTTTTTTCTTAAACGGGTTTAATTTATCTAGCATATCTTTCACATATATCTCCTA